AGATCCACTTTCGATGTCCAAGGATATTACAGATTCTTCATCAATTTCATTAATTAAAATTTCAAAACCACTTCCAAAAGTTCTGGGATTTACTGTTTCTACTGTTATTAAAGCCTCTTCAAAATCTTCCCCTCCCTCATCGACGTGAGCAATATTATTAAAATCACAAAAATAATATAAATTAGGAGTATTTTCTGTAACCTTTAATGATAGTGCTCCTGGGCTAATTGTAACACCATCTGTATATGTCAATCCTCTAAAGTTTAATACAGCACTTCCACTTACAATTGGTGAGGTATCTAATATTACTGTAGTTGAATTTGGGACGGATAACACCTTTGTATTATTTCCAATAGTTCCAGTACCAGAACTTTGCGTCACATTCATTCCAGGGAGAATATTAGTAGTATCTGGAACAGTTATACTTGTTGAAGATATTGATAATGTTGTACTTACATTTTGAATATAACTTGGTCCCCAAATTCCATCCCTATATTCACTTAAAGCAAATACATGTGAAGTATTTGAACTATCTGAGAGATCAAATTTATATGTATCGCCAACATAAACATCCCAACTAGGAGTTAATTGATACCCATTACCATCATCTAAATCTATTAAATATCTGAATGACCAATCCGACGCTGTTGATATAGTATATACATTATTATAATCATCATTTTTTACAACTTGATCACCATCTTCAAATAAATCTACCTGATTTGTTTCTGTGATAATATAATCTATATTTGATCCACTTAAAACTTTTTTATATACGGCAAATTCTGTATTGGAGGATGTGGATGTTACTAATAGTGTAATATCATCTGCTGGTGTTGTACCACCAACCAAAGTCCCGCTAATTGTTATAGTATCTCCAGATCTATATTTTGTTCCAGCTGATCCAGGGGATACTATAACAGAAGCAACATCGCCAAATGTTCCTCTAGTTACTGTAAACGTAGCTCCTGTTCCAAATCCACTTGTAGTTGAAGCAACAGAAGTATAAGTAGTATCAGCTGCTCCAGCAATAATAGTTTTACTTGAAACAGTAGAATTTATAATTGCTCCATCTAACTTTTTAATTAAATCACCAATAGAAAAAGAAGTTCCTATGAGTGAAGAAAAATATAATTTTTGAACATTAATATTTTTGACAAAATATGTGATCTCTTGCGATAAATCTGAAGCATTAACCCCAAGTTGATCAGAAACAGAATATCCATTTCCACCTTCTGATATTGAAACTGAACTTATTACTCCTGGTTCTCCAACTGTATAAGAAAATGCTTGAACTGGGATTCCGAATGGGGGAACAAAATCAAGAGTAGCGTCTCCAGCAAGTAATGGCGTTGAGGAAAGAGTTATAGTATTATTACTTGTACTTATTGATGATACCCTTGTTCCTAATGCTATTTGACCATTTCCAGAAGTTTGGGTAACTGTGGAGTTTAAAAAAATTCCATCCAGAGATGAAACAACAATTTCTGTTAAAGTTCCAGATGATCTAAATGATAATGTAGATGCACCAGAACTACTTGGATTTTGAGAAAGAACAATCGTGGTTGGAGTAACAGAAACAACAGTTGTTCCCAAAACGATAACACCAGCATCTCCTTGTCCAGAAAACACATTCATTCCAGCAACAATTCCTTCTGTAGATGCTACAGTAATTGTATTGGAAGCACTATTTAATGTAGATGTAACCCCAGTAACTTCTCCTTTTAAATTTGTAGTAACACCAGTTTTTGTTCCTGGAAATGTTAATACATCATTAATAACATATCCAGATCCTCTATCATTAAATGTAAAAGTTGCTGGTTGACCAGGATTATCTGAAGTAATCTCAAATTGAAAATCAGATCCAGAACCACCAAGACTTGAATTACTAACAGATAAAATATCACCAGTATTGTAGTTATTATTTCCATTACTTGTTATAGTAACAGAAGTTATATTTCCTCCAGGTGTCCCAGCTCCAGGAGAAGCAACAAAAATTGTTGCTAGACAACCAGTTCCATTACCACCAGTTAGTGGAACATTAGTATATGTTCCAGGAACATAATTGTTGCCCTCATTTAAAATAAGTCCAGTAACACCCCTAACTATAAAACTCGCAGTTGCTCCAGTTCCCAAACCACCAGTTAAATTAATACCAATATATTGACCTTCTTTGTATCCTCTTCCAGATGAAGTTATTTCTCCATCATACTCAATTACTGTGAAATCGGCAGTAGCACCAGTACCAGTTCCACCAATTAAATTTACATCGGTATAAGTGCCAGCTCCATATCCAGAACCATAATCAACTACGGTAAATGATGATGGACTATCCAGTAATTTTCTTCTCTCAACAATAAAATCTTTAAAAGAATAAGTTCCAGTATTAGAAAAATCTATTGTTTTCTTTCCATTACTTACAACACCGATGGTGCTAAGTGATGGTTTGTATATTCCAAGATCTGTTTCGGAAACAAAAGCAAGAGATGGTTCTATTCTAGTACCATCTCCAAGTTTTAAATTACCAGTAGAAAGATCGCTACCTCCAGCAGTAATATTAAAAAGCGATGTTCCAATCTGATTAATCTTCTGCCTCTGCTGCTCAAAGGTATCAGTTCTGGCTACTTGAATTGCTGGCATGTTTAATTAACTCTCTAAGTAAAGTTTTGATCTCAGAAACTTCATTCTTCAACATATTTATGTCTTCTAATGCGGAATTGAGGTGTTTTGATTTTCGCCTCGCTTCAATAGCAGATGCATCCAAATTCAAGATGGCACCTGTGTTTTGATCTCTTACGAGACCATCATGACCACTAACTTTGATATAGTCCATACGCGGAATCAGAATGATGCTACAGCACGAATATCTTGAATCTTGGGAACATATGCTGGATCAACAGACTTCATAACAATCTTGACAGCAAATGATGAAAATTCTGGAAGATCTGAAACACTATACTTCAAATCTTGGTATGAAGATTGTTTCTCCACAATACTAGAAATGCTATTCTCTGGGGTAGCAATCTCTGCCGTATCTGGTTGACCATTACCATTAAAATATACCCAATCAATATCATCTAGAGTTTCTTGACTTGATGCCTTCTTGAACTTATAAAGAACTTCAATATTTGAAATTTCTTTAGTTGTTGCAGTTAAGTAAACATCAATTGAAACTCCTGGATTGCTGATAGCAATTTCCTTCGTGATATACTTGGCAATAGATGATCCATTTTTAGATGTATTTTCTGGAACAAAATCTATTCCATTTGTATATTCAATACTTCCAATTTCCAGTAGTAGAGCTTCTCCATCTGGTTGGTTTGGATATTTGATATAATCTCCAACACGGAAAATATCAGTCAACTGATCATTAACATCTGCATTTCTATTAAATGTCTCGCTGTCGATAATTCTTCCATAAAAATCATTATCAATTGGTTGATTATCAACTCTTAAAGTCAACTGTTGAGTCTTGTTATTCCAAATAACAGATTTGCCTGTGATAATGTTATCGTATGTTTGTAGAATGTTTGATGGATTTCTAGCAACGATCGTTGCTGCATCGTCAATTTCAACAAATACCTGAGATGGATTTGTGCTAATAGTAACACTAGTTAATCCTGGTTGATCACCAAGAGAAACTGTTTCTCCTCTTTGGAATATTGTTGATGTTTTAACACGAACCCATACTTTAGATCCTTCTACTTTAGCAATAACACCAACTGCTTTAGATGCAAGACCTTTAATTGGTTGATCATTCTGAATTTCTACACCAGCTCCAGCAAGAGTAAATTGATAGATCTGGTAGAAAGTAACAATTTGATCTCTTCTGCCGAATCTATTTTCTTTACCAGAAGCATTTTCTACTCTATTCGAAATTGCTTTTACGCTGCAACTAGAAAGATCAATAACTGGAGATAAGTAAGATACTGATGATGATAGAACCAGTTTATATGATAGAGAATTATCTAGATTATTCAGGGTTTCATTAATATCCGAAGCAATAACTTTTTGATTTGAGAAGTATTGTGGTTCATTTAAGAACGTTTTTTCATACTCTGTTTGAGAATAAGAAGTATAATTTGTCGTATTAGAATCTACAGGAACAATATTAGTAGTTTTAACTGTTGATTCAATCTTTGTTCCAGTAAATGTCAAGTATTGAATTTGTGGATATAAAGTTTCAAACTTTCTATTATAAGATGCATAGACTTGATTACCACCACCAATAACATTACCAGATGCTTTGATTGGCGAAGTAATGTTATAGCTGTCAATTCCAGCATTTGATACTTGGAACAATCTTGTGTTGAGTGCTTCTGAAGTTATTCCTCCAGATTCCTTAGCACTTCTGAAGAATACGTAAGAATCTCCAGAATCTTCAAAACCATTATCTCTGTGATTTACCTTTACAATTTGATTGTTGTTTCTGAATAGTTTTGATGTAGCATTAGTATTTGCGGTAGCATTAGTTTCAAATGGATTGTTTTCGAGTAATTCATATCCCAATCCCTCATTCTTAAGAACCAACTCAGCACTTCTTTCAATAGCAAATTCTGCTCTGTATAGTCTAAACTTAAGATCTTCGAAGATGTCTTCGGTCCAGTTGTCAACATTCTGTGATCTATATACAGATCCAAGAGAAGGTTGAGTGGTAATCACGGTACTGGTTGCAATATCAATTTCTCCAAGTCTCGATGACCACAATTCGTAATCAACAGAATCAGTTTCTACTGCAAGAGCATATTCTGTATCATTTTGTAGGTAAATTGGATGCTCAAACGCAAAGTGTGTTGGTACTGTGGATGCTGTGACACCCTCTATATCAACCGCTACGCCCATTCTAACCGCTGGGGTATCGATCTCCACAAACGTTTGTAATTCGCACCCTCCAGCGCCATTACCGATGCCTCTGATGACAACTGATGGTGGCTCTGTGTATCCAAATCCATTTAATGATATTTCGGCGTTGTAGATCTTTCCATCAGAGATTTCTACACGAGCACTAGCAACTGATCCTCCTGGTAACTGAGGACTTTCAATTGTCAATACGGCACTCTCATAATTAATTCCTGGATTAATAACTCGGATTCCAGAAACTTTGCCGCTATCTTTTGCGATAGTTAGTTTCAGTTGAGCACCATTAGAAGCATTAAATGAAGTTACTGATGGAATCAGTAGATCTTCATTTGGTCTGAAAGAACGACCGTTGTGATTTGTTAGAACAAGAGTATAAACTTGCTCATTTGTCAAACTATACTTTCCAGTAGAAGATGCTACTACTTCAATACCATTCTTATCAATAATTTTTTCAATAGGACCACTAGCAGCAGAACTTGCTCCAGTAACGTATTCTCCTTTTATAACACTAAGATTGCCATTTGTGTAGCACTTAAGTAGTGTGAATGGAGATAGGGTCTTCTCAGTTCCAGGAAGAATGTTCTTTCCTGGTTTATCAGAATCTACGTTAGTTAGATATACCTTTACTGGTATTTGATTACTCTTATTTTTAAAGAACAGATCAACACCAGTAACAAATAAACCACCATCATAGTTCTCGATTTTAAATGTTTGAGCTAGTGGATTTGGTCTTACTGGATTGTCGGTATTACTATCTACAAACTGCACACCTTCATTTGCTTTGAAGAATGCTGGTTTTGTTGATACTATTCCAGATGGATTTTCTGGAAGAATGCCAGTAGCATAGTACTTAACTTCTGCATAAGTGTCTACTGATAGTTTATCTGCATCTGTAGCACTTGATGTAAATCTGAATGTTAGGATACCAGTAGTTACTCGTATTTCTTCTGCGGATGTATCATAATCTACAGTATCTACATCTCCAGTCCATACAGCATTTTCTCTTGGTGGTAATCCTGCTGGAATGAGAACAATACCACTTGCGTTGCCATTCTCGTCAGTTGTTACAGATCCATTAAATGCAGATGGAGAATTACCAGCAATTCCAGTAAATCTTAGATCTGGGTTTACCCAACGATTAACATTTCTTCCTTCTAGGAAGACAGAAATGTTTGTATTTGGCTTCATTCTCCTAATGACAAACTTAACTGGAACACTTCTTGCAAAGAACTGTAGTGATGTTGAAACAACATTACCGCGAACGGTCTTTGTTTGAACTCCTTTGGCAACCTCATTATTTTGAGGACTAATATTTGATGAACTTGCTACAGATGCCATACCAACAGTAGCAATTGCTTTCTCTGTATTATTTTCTCCAAGAGAATTGATAGCAGTAAATGATGAACTTGCACCAATCCAATTTACAACAAATGAATTATGTAAACTAGAGAGACTTTCTTTTACGTTATCTTTTGCTATAAAAATCTGATATAGGTCAGTATTGGTATCAACAATTACTGGTTCGATGCTGTCATCATACCATTGATCAATACTTGGGGATATTTGAGCATCTCCAACATATTGAAGAACAACAAATGGATTTGGATTTAAAGTTTTGGAAGCAAATCCATTTCCTAGTAGTTCCAGACTCGTGTATGGAAGAGTTACAATATCGCCAGATTTTTTATATCCAGAAACAACTCTTTGATCTTCTCTTACATTCACTTCTTTTAGAGTGAATGAATTCTCTTTTGATTGTGGGCGAAGAACAGATTGCTGGGTGTCAATAGCACATTGGTAATCAAGTGATGCTAGATTGCCAATCCTATGTGATTCAAAATTATCTACAAAGAATCCACTCTTAAATCTATCAAATCCAACTTCATCCTTGATCTGCATGTTTAATGCTTGTTGCTCTAGGATACTCAGCGATGTGTAATATTCCAAACGTTCGATACGCTTTTCGAGTTTACCAATATCTCTCATCGTATATCTACGATTATCTACTGGAGTAACTCTTACATCTTTGCTGCTTAGAGTAAATGCTGGGATGTAAACGTAGAATAGAGGAATCGCATCATCGATGAGATCTGGTTTGGTTGGGTTGAGTGATGAATTTCCTTCCTTAACAATAAAATCGCCTCTCTTATCTAAGAATACGCCATCAATTCTATCAAGATATTGGACTTGACTGAATGAAAGAGTATATTCTAGATTACTATCAGATGCTGGTGAGCTAGCAATAACTGCTCCTGCTCCAGAGAATCTTCCATTCGTCACAGATAGTGATGAAGTATTCTGGAATCCAGCAATAATCGAATTGCTATCAACCTTTGGTCTAAAGTCAATTACATTCTTCAGATTGACAATACCATGAACAGAAGAATCAAATGTTGGAATTTCGTCCTCCGTAACTCCAGCCTCATGTAAGTAACTATCAATTACACAGAAGTCTCCTTGTGACTGCTCAAAGTAATCAAAGGCAATAACTAATTGACCAGAAGTTGGATTGTATCCTGGTTTTAGAACAATTCTAGAAACGTCATAAACTGTGTCTCTTTGTCCATTATCAAAAGTGAAGCGATCAGTTACATCTGTTCCTGAAATTAGATTACCAGCACTATCAATTTCTGGTGGTTGTGCGCTGGTCCCCTCGTAAATATATCTGAGTTTATATGCATCGGAATATGATAGGATCTCTACAATTTCACTATCATAATCTGTTCCTCTGAAAGGAACAACTCTATCGCCAGAAGATGAAACAACAATTCTCTTATTCTTAATTGCTGTTTTCAATCTTGGTTTTGCATTTACAACCTCAAGAGTTGCCGTTAATTTTAACTTAGGGAATGTTCCATTATTTGGAATAGTTCCAAAATAATCTGATGGTAAGCGAAGACTAATACTACCAGAAGTTAATCCACTTGCTGTATCAGTTGCAGATGAAATGACAACGGCATCGGATTCAATATAAATGATATCTCCTTTTTCAATATTTGGAGCATCACCTGGATCCAATACTGTGATGACATAATTATTTTCCGAGAATGAAACAAATCTTTGTGTTCCAAATGGAAGTTGTGCAGCAAATGTAACCGTACCACCAGATGTCGAAGCTGTAGTAACAAAGTCTCTTCTGAAGTAGTATTTAATCTTTGTATCTTCAGAACCCGCAGAAATCTTTTTGATTTGCTTACTTCCAGTTGGGAACACCAAAGATCCAGAGTTTGCGTTCTGTACTTTTGGACGTAATCTAACAATACTAGTGGCAGTAACGTCTCCAGGCAGAGCTGTATCTAGATAGACTCTAGTTTTGAAGACACCTTCTCTTTGTGTGGCGTATTGTACAATTGCTCTAACGAGATCATTATTGGAATCAGAAAACTGAATAATATCACCTTGCTGCAGCAACGTAGTAGCATCAGCATTAAAACTCGTTGACTCTATAAATGAATATCCTTGAGAACCAAAGAAAGTAAATTCTGTTACGGATTTAATTTCTGCAAATTCTTGATTGTCAACGACAACATCTGCTGTAAAGATGTTAGCATTTCCAGATCCATATTGGCAACTTACAGACTTCACGTTTTGTGGATTGTAAGTTGTTACTGTATTTCTGAATAATACTGGAACTACGGCAGCTGCAGATGCAGGATCTCCAGATCCAGAAGGATTGATTACTGTAACTGCTGGTGGTTGAGAGTATTCAACATTAAATGCACTTCTATTGTTTATAGTTGCTCTATAAATTCTGCCATCACCAGATCTCGAAAGTTCAATAACTGATGGGTCATACAGAACGCCATTAATTAATAGCTTTGCTCCTTGAGCATATCCAAGACCTCTATTTTGAACAACAAAATGAGATACTGTATTATCTTTGGCAATCTTTGTTGTATTGCCTAATTCATCACGAATTGTTTCTCCACTTGTAAATCTTCCAGATAGAGTCTTAACAAAAAGAATATTATTTGTGGAGTATGAACCAGATGCTGGACCCTCCACTACTCCATATGCTCCACTAACTAATCCAAAAATATAACTACCAGTAGCAAAAGATCCAGTCTCTGCTGGTTTATTTTCTAGAATAATTCTGGTATAAAATTCTGGATCAAAATAAGATAATCCAAAAACAGAATTATATGAGGATGTTCCATCTGGAAGTCTTCCTCTGGAAATAACTACATCTGTGTCTGAATTAAATCCAGATCCTCTCTTTTGAAGATAAAAATTGTTTGGTTTGACTCTTCCAATTACTGGAGTAATAGTATCACTATAATCTACAATAAATCCAAATTCATTTGCATCTGCAAGAGCATTTGCTGTAGTTGTGAATAGTTTTCTTTGGAATGCTGAGTCTCCAAGATCATATTCTTTCAGAACCAGTTCTAATTCATCTTTTGGACCATAGATAGTCAATTCTAAGAACTGAACTGCCTCTGTAGCATTAATGATAGGTCTATTGATTGTTGCATACGACAAAGACTTTATATTACCAAGAGCAGTTGGAGCTCCACCATCTCCTCTTGTTTTAATGTAATATAGTGTTCCTAAAAGATTCTCAAATGTTCCATCTGTAATTGATCCAATAGGATTTGTTGTGCTGGTTACTTGAATGGTGATGGTTTTGATACCATCATTTAACCCAAATGCTATTCCTCTTCTGTCTAAAGTTTGGCGATGATCTGTATCTGCCTCTGTATTATTTAATCCAATAGATCCATCATTAAAAGTTGAATGTAAGTAGATATATGGATATGCAGTTAAGTCAGCACCTTCTTTATTGAGAGGTACACTACCATAAACATTAGTTACACTAAAGGTTGGGAGACCTTTTGTTTTTAATGTAACATTATCACTTGAAAGACTCTCTCTTGCCTTATTAATTTCAAGATACTTTGTTTCTTTGTTTACGATTTCATATCCTTTGATATATGCTTTTCCAGGTCCAATGCTTGCCACCATTTTTCTGCTAGCTTCTGCTGCAGACAGACCATTAAATGTTCCAAAGATATCCGCAGCAAAAACTCCTCGATTGCCGTCTTTTTGAGCATACTCTCTAATATCTACAGAGAAATTATCAACAACATAATCGCCACTCTCATCGAAAGTTCTTCTTGCGAGAGTTTGTTCGAGTAAGTTATAGTTAGTTGGTGAAACCTTTTTCTGGATAGATCCCTTATATACAGTTAGAATCTGAATGAAATTCTTATCGGTAATTTCATTTAGAGAAAATCTTTTTAAAGATAGACTAATCTTTAATCTATGAGCACCTGGAGCTGTGTAATTTGAAGATCCAATAGAATTATCATATAAACTAGAATCTTCTTCTGGAGTAATAATCTGCTCATTAATATTAAATCCAACCTTAGCAGAAGGATTATCATAATATGGATCGATAACCAATAGTTCTGAATCATTTCTGACAAAATATCCATTCACAAAGTAAATACCTTCTTCTACTTTTACAGCAGAAGCATATCCCATAGCAGGACTATCCAAAGAGACAAATTCTCCGTTGTCTGGATTTTCTACTCTAATGCTTGTTGGAAGAACGCTACCATCAGTTCCAACAACCATTAGTGGAGTATTGATGCCATCAATTACTTCCAAGGTTTCTCCTTGGCGGAATTGAGATTCTGTATTGGAATCTCCACTGGTTAGATAATTTACATACAGAGTATCTGCAGAAGATTCAGTCGCAATTCTTGAGGAAAGAACCGTTGCAACCACACCAGAACTCAATCCTCTTAGTTGAGATCCAACTAATTGTGAAATATCATATTTTTTGTATACAATATCATTATTCTCATTCACAGCCACTTCAGAAACTGAAGATAGCTTAACGTAATCTAATTTGGTATTTAAACCAACCTCTCCAGGAACTACAAGATCTCCTTGTTTGAAAGCATACTTGCCAAAGCTTTCAACTTGATTTTGGAGGATAGATTGTAGTTGAGTTAATTCTCTACTCTGAATAGAGTAACCTGGACGGAATAGAATCTTATAAAAATTCTTATTCGCGTCAAAGTCCTCGTAATAAGGATTTACATTAAGGTTAGTCTTTTGAGGCATCGTACTTCGCCAAACACTAGTATCTAGTCCCTAATATTTAGTAGAGATAAAAAAAATCCCCCCAGATATCTGGAGGGATTTAATGAAACATTTATCGATCAGAATTCGATGACGAGTTTGATATCTTCGATTTGGTCTGGAGCACGAGTAATGAGACGACGGTTCTCTAGATAAATGATATCACCTGAGTTATTTGCAATCTCTGGGTTTGCTAGACCAGCAACAAAGGTTGATCCTAGTAAAGTCCCAGCATATGCTGTAGCAACATTTCCATCTGATTCTGACATACTACCAGAAATTACGTTAGCACCATTACTTTCAAATGCTCTTACAACACCGTTATCAGTATGTAGATCAACAGTTTGGATATACTTAAGAACTCCATTTGTAGTTGATCCAGAATCAAGAGTCCATGAAACAACAGTACCGTATGCAGTACCGCCAGTTACTGTCTGAGAAATTGTTTCATCTGGAACAAAATCAGCAGTAGCACCACTAATCTTTACTGCCTTGAGACCACTCAGAGTATCTGCAGTAGCAAAAGTAGTTGTGCCATAGTTATATGGATCTTTGATAATACCAATTCTACGGAAGTCGTTATCTACTGGGAAGTCTCCAGAACCTTCTGCATATGTTAGACGAATATTCGTCATAACACGCTTGCCATTTAGTTCTAGCTCGTGATCAGAACCATGTCCGCCTTCTGGTGGAAGAACAACTTCTAGTGATCCTTTGCCGCCTGCAGGAGTTGCAACGCCAGTAGTTAGTCCAACATTACTGAATAGATTGCCGTTGCTTAGAAGAACATTAGCATAAGTATATCCAGATCCACGAGCGGCAATCTCAGCAGAAGTAATTTCTCCACTAGCATTTGTGGTGAACATAATCTTTCCGCCAGTTCCATCGCCCTTAATTGAAGTATATAGAGTTTGTGATGCTGGTAAAGCAGTTCCGATATCTTCAATCAGAACAACATCAACTGCACCGTCAACCGCTAGTGCTTCTACGTTTGTTCTTGAAAGGTTTGATGGAAGAACAATAGGCATGAAGTCAGAGGAGAGGAACTTCAGAACATCATCGGTTGGGATGGTGTACATATACTTCCAAATATAACCAGCACCAGTTGTTTCTGTATAGAGACCATCTGCTGCGTTATAGTTTGCTCCAGCAGTTCTTGGCTCTTCGGTAGCATTTTGACCAGTTGCATTTGCTGGATTTTGACCATTATAGAGGCACTTAAATACCTCATAGTCAGAGTTCATTACATAGAACTTGGCATTAGCAATACTATCTTGTCCAGTTGCAGTTTGCTTACCAATTTGACCACCACCACCTGGAGTAGCAGAATAGTCAGGCTTCCACATGTCAAACTTGGGATTTGCAACTAAATCCCAGTTGTAACGACGAATAACAGTTCTTGCGTAAGAATCAGTAATTCTCTTGGCAGCAATAATTTCGTCGTATACGTTTAGTTTTTCTGTTTGGTTATCTAGAGGAAGAGGTGGAATATCTTCCGTTGCGTAACGATAAACACCAGTCTTTGCTGTGGCACCAGTTGTGGTAGAACCACCGTTTGCGGTTTCTAGAAGAGTGCTACCAGTAGGAGGAACAGAATTAATTCCGTTGCTTCCAAAAACGTCGGTTAGAAGAAGAGCATTTGAGTACACTTCAGCAACTGTAGCACGGAATGCTGTGGAACCATAAGTTCCAATAAACACTTCGTTGCCAACTGTAAAGTTTGTTGCTCCCTTTGAATATACTTCTAAGTATGATTTCCACGCTTGTGGACGACCCACAAAGAAATACATTCTTGAACGTTCGGCGCTAGTATCGGTAGCACCCTCAGTTAGCGATTCTAGGAATTGCTTCGCATTAAAAATTCTAAATTTATCAGAGATAATAGCAGCCATTTGTTTCTCGTTCCGACGTAATTTGTGCCTGAGTTATTTATATTTATGCAGTTATTTAGTTAGTAAATAAGTATCCAGAACTTGGGAAATATGTAGTATTTTGAACATTAATCGTACTCGAAATGTTACCAGAAGATGAACTAATTGCTACAGGATCTTGAATAGAACAATTTGTTAGGTTGAAATAATCACCAGAAAGAGTATAACTAGATGTTGCTCTATCGGTAAAATCTCTTAAAGTTATGGATGGATAGTAGAATGAAAAATCTTGTAGTGTTAATCCAGAAACATTTGCAAAACCATCATCATTAGGCAATACAGCAAAGTTTCCTATGGTTTGTCCAGCATTTGTCTTTTCATATCTTCCAATATATTCAACACTAGCTCCAAAAATTTCATTTGTAACATAAACAATATTACTATTTCTTTGCACAACACCATAATCATTATCCAAATCAACAGGACCATTCAATCTAGTGTTTATTGGATCTGTAATGAAAATACTCTCCTCATATCCATCTATTACACCAGATGGTGGTGGAATTAATAATAATTCTAATGATCCTTTTGATATGGTAATATCTGATTCTATTATTTGAATCTGAGATACTATTTCAGATACTGTCGAAGTTATAGTTGATGACGGAGTAATAGTAAATGGAGATTCTAATTTATAAACTACGCGAGTATTGATATTTGTTATTGAGTTTACATCAACTGATTGCTGAACTACAGATATAATATCTTTTGAAATGGTCGATAGCGAAGCATTAGTTAATATTTGTACTCGTTTTTGTTTTTCTGAAACTACAATATCTGCAAATCCCGCTGTCATGGTGACAGTCTGACTTTCAGATTCAACAATAGATACACCACCAAATACAGACGAAATTGGATCTGGAAGTTGACGTAAGAATGTTCCTGCAGGCCAGAATTGAGCAGTTGTATTATTTTCGGCTCTTTGAACTTTTAAGAAACGATCGCTAAGTTTTCTGTAGTATCTTACAACCTCATTACCAATTAACAAATATCCATTTGACTTAAACTTGCTTGTATCTGGAATATAAACAATATTGTCCAGAATATCCAGATTGACATCAAGATATGCACCAATACCATAGTAATTAATATTGCTTAGGGCAGTATTATCAATTTCATGACTAATAGTTGTAGTAATTTGTCTTCCAGTTGTAACAATAGAGTTAGAAATTACATCTTCTACTCTTCCAGAAATGACACTTACATATTCTGAAGTTTGTGGGAAAACATCAAGTACTTGTATTTCATCTAACTCTGGTCTTGTAGTTCCAAGAAATTCTCTGCCAACAAGTGCTAAGTTATTATTCTGATCGACTAGTTGAATAATTATATAATAGAAGTAAATGTGACAATACCAGAAACTTGATTTCCTAGAGTATCGACTGTAGAACTAGCAATCATACTAAATTGATTGATCTCTAGATTCAATCCAGCATTAATAACAGAAACTCCAATATCTCTATCATCGATTACATCATATCTTCTAGCAACAACAATTTGTGGTGCCTGAGTATACCCAGAACCACCATCAAGGAGATCTACGCTGATAACTTGACCTTTGCTTACAAGAACATTTGCCCTTGCTCCGCCTCCATTTCCATCTCTTGGAATAAAGTGTAATACTGGTGGAGTAAAATATTGATAAGCCGTTGGTTGGGTAATTGGATTGTAACTACGCTGATTCCACTCCAGACCAACGACTACGCCATTCTCAATAATTGCAACTACACTAAGACCTTCGCCTCTACTGATTCCATTATAACGTTCAATTTCTACAGTAGAATAGAAACTATTTGATACTTGATTCTGTGGTCTCTCTTCTTTTGTAGTTGCTTTTCTAGGAATCTGCTTAATTCTTCTGAATTTATCTTGTCCTTCTACTTGAATTAAGTCACCATCAGAAATATTAACAAACGGATTTCTATATCTCCACTTGAAGAAAGTTCCTTTCCAAGAACTATTATCTTCTAAAATTGTTCTTCCATCTTCATCTTCTTCGTACTCAATTGTTCCAGTAGTTATTGATATTGCAGTATTAACAGTTGTATACTTTCCAGCAAGAGCAAAATACATATCAACACCAGGAAGTATCTCTGCTTTGTTTCCAATACAATTAAACGTTAGAGTACTTCCAGAAGATTTAATATTGATAGCATTACCAATCATATTAAATGTTCCATCTGGATTAAATTGGAAAGCTTGAATTACTCCTCCAAAATCTCCATTATTCCAATTAAATTTCATCAACTCTGGCATTCCAGAGGTTACTTCTACTGTGACTTTAGATTTTGCATAAAAACCATCAGTATCAAAATCATAAATTTTTAATATCTGACCAATATCTCTACCATAAACATATCTAATATCAACTTTATTTTGTTGAACTAGAGGAACTGTAAAGTAGATATTTGGACCAGAAACAGTATATGAATAGTTTTCTCTCTGCAGAACTCCATCTACAAATACAAACATATAATCTGGTTCTTCAATATTTTCAACTGTTAGATCTTCTAGATCCAGAATTAAGAATGGACCACTTCTGATTCCATCGACCAAATTATAGTCTATGGTCAAACGCTTATAATTACCTATTCCAACTCCAACAATCTTTTCTACTGCTGTTGGTTCACCAATATTTTTTGCTCCAAAATCTTGATCCCATATTGGAGCTACATCAAATACAATCTGGTTTGGAATAACAGTTCTATCAATATAGTATGCATCTGGTCCAGGATAAAACTCATTATATTTTGGTTTTTGTAATACTGCATTAATCGTCAATAGTAGATCTTCGTCTTCTTCTGTAATTGCAGGATCTCCATTTTCCCAGTACAAATCAAACACCTTAGTCTGTCCATCAACATAATCAGGTGTGGTTCTAATTACCGAAGATGCATCAAAGACATCTTGTAAATTATCATATAGAGAGTTTACTGAAGAAACTACATCGTCGCATTCCTGCTCTGGTAGTAAAGGATCATCAATAAGATTATAGTTTGAATATGTTAAAGTATTCGTCCAGAATCCTGGTTTATTTTGATTTACTTCTGTAATTTCTACTGATCCAGTACCATTAGAAATAATTTCTTGAACGATAGATATCATCTCACCAATAGCAGATTCAACTTCTGCACAGTATGGAGATTGTGTATCTGTGAATACGGTATTATCAATAAATGGTACAATCGAAGTGTAATCTCCAACACCAAGTTGATTACGCATAGCCAAAATCATTTTTTCTTCTAGTTTCGACCAAGCATCTAAAGCTGCTGTAGTTTCTTCTTCTGTTCTATTGATGTAAGTTAATTCTTCTCCATATGGATACCCAGAGTTTGTGTAATAAAGTTGAGCAAATTCTACAACCTTTCTATTGCCACCAAATTTTAAATGATATGTAACGGCATCTATTAGATAACCCAAATCCCTCGCACATTTTGCTTTATCTGCAGATGGCAAAGTATAAGTATCATAGATGTATTCACTAATTTCTTCTTGTAAATATGCTTTATTGCTTAAGATTAAATTGGATGCATCATAAAATGTTCCAGTATTAATTCCACTCATGTAGAATGTAGCTTCATTATATACTGAATTTTCTAATGCATCATTTGAAACAGTAATTTGCGTATTACTATCAATTGAAACAATTCTTGTGTCAGATGAAAATCCGCGACCAGAACTTACATACATTCCGATTGCTAATCTATCAGTATCTTCAACAATCACAACATCAGAACCCTGAGTATACGATACATTTGATTCAATAATATCCCAGTTCCTGATTGACAATCCTGCCAATTTTGTTGCGTATTTTAAAATATCTAATGTTTCTGATTTTGTTTTTACGGCGAACTTATATTTCTTATTCTTTAAGAATATATTTGCATAATCTACTGTTTTGGAGTTTCCACCAAATCTAACATCATGGTTGTATGCATCTATAAAATATCCAACAGTTTCTTTATATCCTTCAAGTCTAGTATTCCATGGTAAGTTTGGATATGTTTCTCTACCATATCCAATAGATTCTTCTACAATAAACTGTTTGTTTCTCTCGATCTGATTGGACGCATCTAACCATCTACCATTTCTCTGGAAAATGTTTCTTATCTTTCTGAGATATCTGTTGTTAAATTGACTTTCTCTGAAGTAGAAACACTTACCATAGAATGTAACTCCTTTGTAGGTTGTGATGTCAGTAGATGTGTTGCCAGTTAATTCTCCTCCAGGACCAAGTGGTGGTTGGGAGAAAATGATTTTGTCATCTTCTACTGTATATGCAACTCTTGGTTCTTGTAATATACCATCTAAAGTTATAATCAGACTTTCTTCGCTAACTGGAGTGAATGGAAGTCCCTTGTCATCTAATACTTGGAATATTGTCCTGCCTTGCAATCTTCCATCATTATCATAGTATCCATTAAATGGTTGTGATAGAGTGAAAGTAAATGCGCGAGTTTCATTAAAATTGAATTCCGATGTAGCAGCAGATCCGATACCCTTTCTAATCCTTGTATTTTCTACTTTCTGAACAGTTTGAGTAACTGTTCTCTTTGTATTCTCTACAGTTATCTTATTTTTCTCAGGATCCCACAATTGAATTATGGAGAAAGCACTAGCCTTTTGATCTGGTCTAGCATCTGGCATCTTAGTATCGCCAGAAGATTCTACATCTACTTGTCCAAACAACTTGAATCCAGCTGGATGTGTTGTAGATTTAATTAAATCTCTCCACTGTTCAATTGATGTCTTTGACTTTACAACATATGAATAGTCCTGATAGAAGAAACTATCAGTTAATCTTTGATTTGATACACCCAGTCTTCCTTTATCTGAAGTATAATATCCAAGATTGTCGTAAAAACTAGTAATGTTATTTTTGAACTCAGTTACATAAACTGTTTTTACAGTTCCCTCTGTTCTAGATATTTCACCTTTTAATACAACTCCCTGTCGTATTGTTCCAACAATATTTTCTAACTTAAGAAGATTTGATCCAAATCTCCACTCGGAAACTTTTGCTCGTAGAACTTCTACACCATCGATAGTTTGAGTGATAGTTTCTCCGCCTTGGAAATTACCCGTGAAATTCTTTAATGATACTGTATAATTTGTAGTATATTTTGGAGATACTGTTTTATCCAAATGAAATGCTCCGCCATTTCTAACGATAGAAACACTTAATGGAGAACCAATTGTATCACTTTCTACATATGCTTCAAGATCACTCTCGATAATCTCAATAGTCGGGGCATATGTGTACCCTTTTCCAGGATTTTCTACAGTAATAGAAAATAGTTTTCCTTCTCTAGCAACAACTTTAAATACAGCATCAACTCCATCTGCATCAGTAATTACAATTTTGGGATTGACATAATTTGATCCAAGTTCATTAATTCTAACTCCAGATATTTTCTTGAGATTTTCATCATAAAGAACGGTAGCAGATGCTCTGAAAGATGCATTAGGAGCACATCCAACAATAACTGGAACTTTTTTATAATTCAACCCTGAATTTATAATACTGACAGAATTGATCTCACCAATAGCAAATTGTCCAGTAGTAGTATATGAAATATCTCCAGATCCATCCCAAAGGGGAATAGATTTTAAAGAATAAACAAATCTCGTTGGAGTTACGTATGTAACCGTTTTTACACCCTGT